TACAACAAGTGAATCACCTGGATTGGCTAAAATAAACCCCGTCGGTGAAGCTGCAGCCGGTGCCCTCACCTGCACCGGCTGTGTGTTAGTTTGTAAAGCCTGCAAAGTGGCCCAGGAGACTCTCAGGGAAGTTGAAGAGAGAGCCCCTGCCACTGTAGTGGAGGCGACAGCTGCTTGAAGTGTTCCTACCATGAGAGTCTCCTTTACCTTAAGCGGGCGGCAGAATGCTCAACCCAGTTGCTGCATCGACCTGAGTGCCGTGAGTACGGTCGGTGCAGTAGTTACCTGCCCAGTCGTCACCTGTACCACCATAGTAGCAAGAATGCTGATAAAGGCTACCGAGGTAGTTCTGAGTGACAACATTGTAACCCAGTTGGCCGCTGTGAATATCGAGACCAAGCAAGGTCATTGTAGCGCTGCCAGTACCTGCAGCTTGAAGACCACCAGCAGTGAAGTAGTTGCGAAGTACGTAACTGGCGTTTAGACGACAGACTACGTGGTTAAGATTGGAGTGGAAACGATTGCCGGCAATGAGCCAGTCGGTTGGCTCGATGTTGCCAGTGTAGGTCTGACCTTTGATAGCAGTTCCATAAGTCAGAGTATTGAGATAGATAAACTCATTCTCAAGAATCTGAACATGGTCCTGAGCACCATCTGTCAGAATGCCATACCAAGATCCAGTCTTGCCTTGGAATTGACAGCGATAGATCTTAGCGTAAGCAGAAGCCCCAGTCATTGAGATAGCGGCCGGAGTTCCCGCTGAGCGAGCAGGAGGCTGGAAGCGGATGTTTTCGATGATGCAGTCACTTGACCCTGCAAGAGTCAAGCAGACAGCATCCGTAGGCCCTGTCCAGTTAGCTCTGTGAGCTCGAGTTCCTTCACCGAGGAAGGTGACTCCTGCTAAGCTAGTTAGAACCACCGCTTCGTTGAAAGAGCCGATGAGATGGATAGTATCTCCAGCTCCAACTTTGGCTACCATAGCTGCTATAGTAGCCTTAGCTTGAGTTGGAACAATCCCTTGGTGGGTGTCGTTACCTGTGACCGAATTCACCCACCAATGTTTACCAGTCTCTACAGCTCGCCCTACATTGGCGAGTGGAATACCGAATGAGGAAGCTCCGTAAGGGAAGTCTGTAAATGGCATGCTTCCTCCTTAAGTATTCCCACCAGCCCAACCGCGCCAGTCAGTAGCTCCAGTACTGAAGCGGAAGACGATGGAGTGTTTGACTCCTTTGGTTTCGAAGTCGTCAATGGTGTCAGTAACAGGCTTCTGGCGCCATTTGAACTTTACATTGTTGACTTCGTCTCCACTCGAGACCATCCATGTAGTGGAGCTGGTCAGGAAGTGAAGAATCGCAGGCTCGAGCCGCCCCTGAACGGGGTTGATCTCATTGTTACCTGTATAGGGCTTGAACTGACTCTGCAAGATCTCCTGCGCCACAAACTGCAGCTCAGGAGGAATCCACAGATAGCGAGGAGAAAGCATCATCCTTAGTCCACGCTCATTGAGCATGTTTTCATAGAGGACGACGATGTCTTGAAGGCTGGTTACTGAGAGGTCACTGAGAGGATTTAAGCGATTGCTCTGAGTGCCCCCACCAAGCATGGGATGAGCGATGTTGAAGAGGGTTACACCATCAGCAGTCGTTGTCGTAGTGTAGCCACCGTACAGTGTATTGGCAGAAGCCTGCTCCAAAAGCTGTCGGCAGCTCTTCATCAACTCAGGCGGAACCCGCTGCATGATATCATATCGGTCATCCTGCAGCATCTCCATTGTTACCTGCCAGCCCAAGCTGTAGGTAAAGTGAAGGTAGCGCTTCGTGCCACCCTGGATAGGATCATCGTAAGTGATCTCGTCGCCTTCATTTTTCTGCCTGGCGAGTCCAAGACCGCCGATGATTTGGTCTTCGTCGTAGGCACTATCTGAAGTGCTTACGTTCATGTACTGAGCGTACTCTTCTGCATGCTCTGGCAGCCACTCGAAGAGAATAGCCTCCAAACCAGGAGCAAGCAGCTGTGAGAAATTACCTCTTGTGGTAGGCATGTTAGAAGGCCCTCGATGCAGCTAGGATCTGGAAGAACACTCGGCAGCCGCCTGTTGCTGTGTTAGGGCAGCTGGGATCTACACCAAGGATACTGGCAACGGCGTTATTCCCTGCGGTGTTGCCAGAATCAATATACCAGAAACCGCTAGTGCCATCTTTGATCAGACGATAGCCAGTTCCTGGAATCACAAGAGCAGCTGTGAAGACTTGACCAAGCAGAAGAGCTGCGCTGAACACCGTGCTAGCGTTAGCTCCCAGCACTCCGATGGCTCCATCGCGAAGAGCAGCTCCCATCGGGATGGTGACTGCGTTAGGTTGATTAGGTGGCGGGCCAGCTGCAGGATCAGTTAGATCCACAGTAGCCGGCAGAATAGGTGGCAAGCCTTGGGTCACTCCGCCACCTGCGACAGGGTAGGAGTGAGTTCGCTCGGCACTAAATCCGTAGATGATCTCTACGTTGGTTCCTACCCATTCCTGAGCATAACCCGCAACCATCTTGATGGGAACTCCCACTTGGAAGGTCTGAGTGATATCCTCAGGAATTCTAAACAATTGAGGTAAAGCACCCTGTTGGCTGAGAACCCTAACAGCTCGAATCGGCTCATAGCGAACAGGCGCAAGCACAGCAGGCATTCGATGTCTCCTTATTTGCTACCTGGTTTGTATACGGGAACTTTGTCTCGATCGAGAGCTGAAATAAACATCTCTTCACTGCCTTCAACCGACTCAATTCCCCGTAGCATGTTATAGGCCTGAATCGCCTCGAACAGCTCTTTGTCGATATCGTAGAGAATGAGATCAGCACGCTTGTGCGTCCCATCCGGCTGCTTCCACCTCGTTTTAACGGCAGGATCTATGCAGAGCTGCCAACCCATCGCCTCGTATGAGACCCTTCTATCTTCTCGAATGTTGACCCAGCAGTATTCTTTCTGCGGGTTACCTTCGAGAATTGCTCCTTTGTTTTGGAGCATCCCCTCACGGACAGATTTCACTTTAGCCAGCAAAGCCAGCTTGCGATCTCGCTCTATGACATGTGGCGGCTGAGCGAGAGGAACTGGAGGTTGGCTTTTTATCCCTGAGCCACTAGATACTGTATTCACGACTTAGCTCCTTTCGCTGCAGCTCTTAACTTACGTCTTCGCTCAACTGAGCTAAATGTAATCTGATCGTCCCAGCTGCTCTTTCCCACTGGGTCAGTTACTGGATCGTTCTGCTCGTTGTAGTGCTTCTTCCCAGCCTTATACTGATCCTCACTTAATCCCAGTTTCCTCGCCGTTCGCTTTTCCTCTGGGCTGAGCTCAGTTCCAGCAGCAGCAGCTGCTGGTCTTGCACTAGAAGGTTCTGGACCACCTCCTTGCTTGATGTGAACCGCAGGCGATCGGTTAGCATCTGACTGCGACTGCTGAGACTGCCTCTCAGCCCAGATCTCGTCCATGTGTTTGCCTTTCACTAGAGTGAAGGCGTTATCCCACACGTTGATGTTGGTTTGAAATTGAGGGTCGACTGTAGATACAGCCGCTTCGATTTCTGGGAGATACTTATCGAAGAGTACAGCTGTCTCAGGACTTCTAGTTCTCACCGAGTTCCTAGCTACTTCGATAAGCGTACTCCTTGAAGAGTCGTTACCTGCTTTTTGCTGATCTTGCAGGACCTTAGTAGCTATAGCTACCGAAGCCTGAATAGGGTCCTTGTAGAACTCTCGAGCCATGTCTGCAGAACTCATCTGCCCTTGAGGCTGCACAGCTGACTGAGGTGGCGCAGTGAAGCGTGCTCTCAGATTATCCAGCTCAGTTCTGTTCTTCGTCACCTCTCCCCGCAGTCTAGCCAACTCTGGATCTTCCGGTGGCTTGACCGCAGATACAGGTGGTAGTCCTTCGGGAGGAGTGACTGGTGTTGTTGCCATTAGCTTTTCTCCTCTCGATCTTCTTTGTATGTTGACCGCATTTGAGCGATCTCGTTAGGTGCTCTTTTGAGCCTTTCTACAACATCCATTTGGCCTCTCATGAAGTTCAGCTTATCCCAGGTCATATCTCGTCTCCAGACTTCACGCTGGAGCATTTCCTCCAGGCTGCTGAGGTAGCGCTGCCAGAGCTTGAAGCTGGGTTCGCTGAACAGGAGGGAGAGTTGAGTTAGCTCCTCCAGGGACCATGCCTGCTTGACCTGATTGAGGAGCTGCGCCTTGAGCTCCCGCTCCTCCTGTGGGTTGGGCGGCCTGTAAGGCTTCTGCAACATCTGGAATAATCTCCGTAAAGTCCCACTCATCGAGCTCTTTCAGAAGCCTCTTGGCCATCTGACGCTGCATATTGATGAACTCACTCATCGTTTGGCGAATGACTGGATTGAGCTGCTGATTAGCTAACTGAGTGGCAATTTGAATTGCGGTTTGCCCGTACTGACCAAGTACCTGAGCCATCATCATGAGATTGGCTTTGCGGACTTCGCTGTTGGCACCTGGTGTGCTGGTTTTGACTTCGAGGTTGATGTAGCGATATTTGTCTGAGTTGAAAATCTGAAGAGC